TGAGCACTCGCCTGCTGACCAGCTGGCAGACTGTCCACCATTTCCCCACAGGGCACCAGGATGCCCTATAATTACAAAGTAATCGAGAGACACCCATGCAACTCCAAACCTCTGCCACTCAAGTTGATTTCTATCCCGTTGGCACTGGTAAGCGTTACGTCAAGCGCGTAATCTGGCACCCCACTGAGGAGATTTCACAGCAAATGACTTCTTTCTCTACTCGCACCAAGTCTGATATGGTGTATGATGTAAATAACTACATCGCCAATGGTGCTGAGGTTACTGACTTCAACCTTACCGAATACACTGGTAAGGATTACTCTCCCGTCTACTGCTGATAACGAGGGTCTATGTAATTGTGTCTCCAGCCGCGAGACCTCCCCTCACTCTTTTTTCTCATCATGTTTACTAAAGAAGACCACGAGTTTATCGATTTCTTATTCGGTAAACTCACCTGTCTCACTGATACTGAGATGATTGATTTGCAGGATGATGATTCCTGCGACGACCACATTCAATTCGAACAACTCACCATTATCTAATCATGACCTGCGAAGTTAAACTCTACGTTGCTGGTAAAGTTTTCACTGAAACTGTGCAAGCCCGTGACTATCAACATGCACGACAGATTGCAGAGGCACGCAATCCTGGATGCAAGATTATGGGAGTGACAGCAGTATTCTGATGGACAATCAACGCACTGTCCACCTCGCTGCCCAACAGGGCGACAACCCTGCTATGATTGCTGTAACAACAACAAAGGACATGACCACCGACTTCGCTGACTTCGTTGCCACTCAACAGGCACGAAACGACATTCAACTCAACGTCCGTAAATATACGCTGATGCTGTGTGATGCTCTCGCAGATAACTTTAAGTCGCGCAATCGTGGCACTGTAGGTGGACATGCTGCCCCTGAGTATAAGTTTTACATTGCAGAAGGTGGACGTAAGTATCACAAAATTGTGATGGAGTATGAGAATGGACAGCGTAGTGTCCATGCATTTGTTGATAAAAAGACTGGTGAAGTCTACAAACCAGCATCATTCAAGGCACCTGCCAAAGGTGTACGTTTCAACCTGCTGGTGATTAAAGAGCGTGAGTGGTTGCTGCAACACGCTGACTGGGCAGGTGGTTACCTGTATGCCAGGTGAGGTAGTGGCACACTGAGCGTCCACAGGGCGCTCCCATGCCCTATAATTACAAAGTAATCGAGAGACACCATGACCGCCACCAAGCACTCCTTCTACAAGGTTGAAATCGACACCATCGAGTCTCCGCAGCACCCCATCATCTATTTCCGCAAGTGCCGCAAGTGCAGCACTGCTAAGGGCATGGAGCGCCAGCACATCCGCATTGTCAATGAGGTTGTGGCCGAGTGGCGTCAATTCTCCTCTCAAATCAGCCGCTACACCATCTCCCGTGTGCCAGCTGACGTAGTGGTCAAAGGGGACATCCGCTGACCCCTTCACCTGCTATAATTACAAAGTAATCGAGAGACACACCAGTGACCATCACCGAGCGCAACCAAAAACTCTACGACTTGCGAGAGAAAATGACTAAACTCAATGCAGAGTTAGCATGGGTCAAGCAAGAAATCTGGTTGACCAACGAGAAGTACAAGAATCAGAATCTTGACCTCTACACCGAAATGTTTGGAGAGTGATGACAATGCAATTCCAAATCACTGACATCGAGTTTGACACATCTGATTCTGTGTATGAATCAACTGTTGAAGACATTCAAGATTTGTATGATGACTACATCGGCACATTTTGGGAAGCAGAAGATGGTGATGACCTCGTTGAGGAAATTACTGCTGCATCAGGTTATTGCATCAAATCTATCGACTACCGCCATGTACTTCACTGACAGACAATTAGAATTGATTGCTGATGCAGTCGAGGACTATGCTGTCCTCATTGATGAAGATGCCGCAGATGAATGTGGCGAAATCCTTGACATCATCGAAGCACACATTCAAAACAAATGATTACTTCCAAAGCACAAATGCTCAAAGTGATTAAAACTGCTGCTGCACCACATGCTCTCACCAGAGAGGAAAAGTTTCAAGTCTTTTGTAATGTGTGTGACAACATGCTCAAAGAGGGTAGACTGTCCAAAGCAAATCACACTCGCTGGACTAACGTATTCTAATGAAAACTTACGTCTTCTGGATTATGCTAGCTGTTGCTGGTATTACATCCTACAATGTGTTTCTAGCACAACGCGATTACAGAATGTTTGAAGCATACGATCGTGCGTGTGCTGCATTACCTCAACCACATCCTGATTGTCGCTATGCTAAATAACAATGCTTGACATGTCGTGGCATCCTTGGTATGATGCCTGTAAGGCACACAGAAGCGCCTACAACCCACTTGAAATTGATTTGACAATGCAACCCCTTACTGCTAGACTAATTACTCCTCTCAAGTCTCTCCCAATGAATTATCTCGCTCTCGGTGATGATATTTACTTCCTGCGTGATGGTGCGCTGCATTGTCGCTCAGAGGGTGAAACCTTTGAGATTGATGATGACGACATGGACGAAGACACGCTAGAGTATTATGCTCACCTGCAATACTATTTGTCTCAGATTGAGGCATTGACTCAAGAATACACCACTGCTATCTTCACCAAATGAATCTCATCAAAGAAGACATTCAATCTATTCTCCCTGATTTGACATGGGAGGACTTCACTCTAGAGGGTGATGTTTATGTCACCAAATATGCACCTACGTTTGATGACGAAGACAAGCGAAATCGTTATCTTCGTCTACGAGATAAGTATCCGTCTGATTATGCAGCTGCTCTTGTCTCTAAACTACCCGAAGGTGCGCGTCTGCAATCTTACGACCACATGCAACTGAAACTCATCGTTACTCGCTGATTATGAAAAGCTACGACAATCTTCCTTCCTCTGCTATTGACCGTATTATCATTGACAATAACACCAATCAAGTGCAGGTAGTTTACAAATCGTCCGAAAAGAGTTATACTTATAGCACAGAGGATGCTGACTCGTTTGACCAGCAGTTTCTGTCTGAGTTTGACAATCAGGACTTCTCTGTAGGTAAGTTTATCAACAGCAATGTGAGTGCAGGTAACCTCACTCTCCTTACTGATTGATATTTCTAAATAATTCAGTCATTCACATTTGACATTCACAATGGGTAAAACATTCAAGAAGTACAGCAAGTCCCAGTCCGACAATGTTAAGGACATGTATGAGGACGACTACGAGACATTTGGTTACGAGGTGCAAAACGCACGACGCACACCTAAAACAAAGAAAGTTTCTAAGTTTAAGGACTATGACTATGATTGACCCTCACCGATAATATTCACAGGGGGCAGCAATGCCCCTTTTTTACTATGGGATATAATAACGCTGGGTATCTATTCCGCACATTTAAACCAGAAGAGTTACAGTTTCTGCGGGATGAAGTAAGTAGAATTAAAGAGACGTGGGATGCAGCACCACACAATCAACATCTAGTGGGACATATTCAGAGACAGTATGCACTAGACAAGAAAGTATATGACCAGTTAGAATCACTACTACAACCATTTGTAGAGGAATATCCTGGAAGATTTCCACAATTCTATAACAATGTTAGTATACTATCTGACTCATTGCCAGTCAAATTACAATCAGCATGGGTAAACTTTCAAAAGAAACATGAGTATAATCCTGTGCATGACCATGATGGTTTGTTTAGTTTCGTTATCTGGTTAGACATACCATATAACATGGAAGATGAGAGAAATCATTGTGAAAGTAGAGTAGACACATCAGGTTGTTTTTGTTTCTATTATATCAATCAATTTGGTGCTATCACTGATATGCTCATCCCAGCAGACAAGAAAGCAGAAAACACGGCATTATTCTTCCATGCGGGATTTAAACACGCAGTATATCCATTTTATACATCAGACAACTACAGAATATCAGTATCAGGAAACTTTTGTTTAAAAGTCTGAATGATAAGTGATACTAATGCTAGGGTGCTTGACGGCACCCTTTTTTTGTGCCATAATACATGTATTGAAACGCAATCGCCATGCAACTTCGTGACCACCAGCAGCAAGCACTTGACGCTCTCGCTACTGCTAAGAAAGGTCAGGTCTATTGCCCCACTGGTGGTGGCAAGACACCCATCATGATTTTCGATGCTAAGCGTAACTTCGAGAATGATGCTAACACTATTGTAGTTGTTGCACCTCGTATTTTGCTTGCTAATCAACTCTGTGCTGAGTTCACTGAGTTTATCACCACAGCAGAAATCATGCATGTGCATAGTGGTGAGACGCACTACAATTCTTCTACCAAACCCGATGTAATTGCACTGCATGACTCTATTTGCAAGACGGCAGGTATCAAACAACTCATCTTTACAACCTATCATTCGCTACCGAAAGTCATCGACTCGGGTATCGAAATCGATGTGGTTTATTTTGATGAAGCGCACAATGCTGTGGGTAGGCATTTCTTTACTAGTGTTGCTGCTGCCTCCCTCCACGCTAACAAAGCGTATTTCTTCACTGCTACGCCGCGCACTTCTCGCAACCCATACTCCCGTGGCATGAATAACCATGAGATTTATGGTAACGTGCTCTGCAATGTGCCTGCTCCTCATCTCATTCAAA